TCGTCAGCTTCTATACCGCCTTCTATGAATTGATTGTTCAATGCTCTGATGTATATGCCAACTTCTTCATCGGTCATTTTCCTTGTACCAGCCATGAATGATTCAGGATACCAATTCACGCACGGACACTTTAACTTATCCATCTTCAGCTCCTTTGTAGTATTCTCTTTTGATGTCGGCTTCTATGCTGTCAAATAGCTTTTTCTGTGCCATGATGTTCTCATTTGATGCCTTGTAGGATACTTCTGCCACCATCATTTCAAACTCTGCCTGTGCAACATCGTCTGCGCCTTTTGCAATGTCTTTCAATGTGGTTGCTTTTGCACCATCGGCTTCTAACTGAAGCATCGTCTGACGCAACAGAATGCGATATGAACGTGTTTTCTCTGCGTATTGAATTCCGTTATCATAAGCACGTTTTAATGACGCAGAAAGGCTGTTTTTTATCTTCTCACGTTCTAAAAACAATTCCTGTCCTGATACCATTACAGCCTCCATTCAAACTTCCCATTCAGCCACACCTTTTCGTCACATCGGTCATCATAAAACCGTCCAAATTCTCTATACCATGCGTCACGATCACCGAACTTTGCCACTTCAATGAAGTATTCCTGGCACTTGCGTTTTAACCAATGGTCAAGCTCTTTCCAATTGTCATCCGTTCTGTATGCTCCGTTAGGATGTACCGATGAATGAAGCGGAACAACAAAGCCGTACTTCTCTGACTTCTTACGGTCAGCACCACCGAACACATGGTGCCGTTCTATGCTTGTCATGGCCGAAGTGATAATGCATCTATTCATATTTGTTGTGAATATTGACCACAGCTTTTTCATTAAGTAATTCCTCTCTCAATTTGTTTATGTAAGACAATTCACGTGCTTTGCTGGCTCTCCAACAGGAAACGGCTGAGCCTTTTCCTTCACTCTCCAAATAATCAAAAATGTCTTGATATGCTTCATCAAATCTCTGTTTGTCAAAATTGACAACATACTTATTTAATGCGTATTTGTTGTAAATTGGGATTATTTCATTGCAAAAATCTGCAACATCCTTAACTTCATCTTGCGATAATTCTTCAATTTTGTTGAATTTATATAGCTTTTTTGCAAAGTCATAAATTGGTGTATTGTTGGAATGTTTGCTAACCGTGTAAACCCTTTTCCCATCCTTTGCCTTTGCAATATGACCAAGACAACCAATTGTATGAATGTCAAACAAATCTTTTTTCAAATATGGTTTAAGTGTTGTTTTACTAACCTGTTTTTTAAGGTCTGACAGCTCTTTTTCAAGCCGTTTTATTTCTTCTCTTATCTCATCCATTTTTAGCCTCCAGCATTCTGATGCACTTTGCGTATTCTTCAGCTGTCATTTCGTTTAGTGTGCCTACTTTGAAATAGTCGCATATCTCTGAAAGGTCACTCCCCTTCTTCTCTGCAAGGCTGACGATGATTTTGACCTGTGATTTGGTGATTGGTTTTGACGCTTCTTGATTGATTATGGCATTGTTCAGCTCTTCCGCAGAACACACCGATGTATCAATACCGAAGCCACACATTCCCAATGCTCTGCCAACGGCTGAAGTTTCACAGTTCTCAATGTAGCTTGTCTTGTTGATGAATGACGATGATTCACGTTCATACGCATGGCCTGTGCCAAGTAGTGAATTCACCGTTTTGTCACCATTCGCATAAACCCTTGCCATAAATATGCACACACCATCTGCATTTGATATTAGCTCTGTGTGAATGCAGCCTTCAGGATAGACCATGCGAAATGCCTTGATCCGCTGATTTACTTCTGCGTATTCCTTGCCTTTGATGTTGGTTGTGGCAATTGATTGATTTGCCTTTTGCAATTCTTCAAATGTCATGTTTCTCTCCTTTCTTACATAAGTTCAGTAAATTTATCTCTCCAGGCATCCCACCATTCATCATCCCATTCTGAAGTGTTGAAGTATTCCGCAGCCGTGTCTTTGATGAATTGCTTGATGGAATCTTCAATGGCAATTTCGTCTTTCAACTTCAGTTCGTTGTCAATGATTTCTGACGGATGTGCCGGACTATCTGTGTTTGTTCCGTAGGCATCTGAATCAAAGATGCTTGATGTTGGTGCGTAAATCATGACTTGCTCCTTGAATAGCGCATATAGCGCACATCATCACCGTATCTGTTTTTGGAGCATTCCCACACTTGGTCAAACTCAATTCCGTCTTTCCTCATTTCGCTGATTCTTGTTGCAAGTTTGGTTATGCCAAGATCGCTGAATGCTTCCATTGGTGATATGCTTCCAAAGTCATTTATGTACTGAAGAATCTTTTGATACTGATTCATGTTCTGCTCCTTTCTCTGTAGGTGGCATCGTTGCACGTAAGCACTTGATGTGGTGGTAAGAATGCCTTATTGTTTTTTTGTACGCGTTTGTTGTTTCTCAAAATACGATAATTTGTAGTGACACCACCCACAGCTTGTACATATAGTGATAACCTCTGCTACTACTATCTATAGAATCGTTCCGTTGATTGTGGGATTTTGTTTGCAAAGAACGGAACGGCCTACAGCGGAACTGTACTTGCTACGGCTGCCATGACCATGCCGAAGACCAGGCCGACAAAACCGTATCTGAAATAATCAAAGAAACTTCCTTCTCTTACTCTGTACTTCTTCATGACCTTACCCCCTTATGTCCTTGAATCTTTCACAAGCCTTGCAATTGAATCTTTTTCTGCCACCGCATTCATGGCAAACACCAATGACCGAATCACAACTGTTTCCGTCATCCCAATGCTGACAATCGGCACAGATCATGTTCTTCCAGGCATCTTCCTTTTCATATTCAATTGCTGCTGTAAAGTTTGGAAAATCGTACACGATGTTGCGTACTTCTTCAGATGTGAGTGTTGAAAGAAATTCGTTCAGCTCGTCTTCCAACTTGTGCTTTGTTACTCCGTCAACGATTTTGACTTTTAACATAAAAAATGCACCTCCCTTTCTTGGTAGGTGCATTCTATCCTCTTCCCTGTTCCGATTCTTAACGTCTATTTAGAATTATGATTATCGGAATAGTTGTGGATAGAATGCCCTGTTTTCAGTTAGTTGTTCAGGTAAGCAATCAATGCTGTTCTTATAAGGTTTGATATTGTTCTGTTTTCTTCTTTGGCTTTTTCCATAGCCTTTTCGTAGAGTTCTTTATCAAGCCTTACTTGTACTCTAGTATCTTTTGTCATGTCATTGCCTCCTATTGACTATTATACATATTTGTCGTACACTGTCAACAGTTATAAGGAGGATTAATAAAATGAAATGTTGTGGATGCGGAACGAATTTGGGAATATTCAAGAAGTATGCTCCCCTTTCTGATGGTGGCATATGTAAAAATTGCTTTGAACGATTAGGTTTCAATTTTAATGACAAGGATAGTTTTTCACATTATAGGTGTGAAGATATTCTGCACGGATACGGTTACATGATGAAAAGTCAAACAGATGTTCAAGAAAAAGCAGATACTATTGAATTGTTCGTAGCTGGATATGACTTCAAACAGGATGAATTAAAAAGTTTACTTGAATATGAGAATGACGAATACACCCTTTCAAAGAAAGAATTCCTTGAAACCGTTGCAGATCGTGTCTATCAATTTGATACCGAATATCTTCCGGCAACGATTGTTCACGAAGACAACGAACACGATCCAAACGCACTTGCTGTTTATGTTGACGATTTGCACATTGGGTATATTGCAAGAAAAGACCAAAAGAAAGTCAACCTTGACAACATCGCAGCTGCCGAAGTAGAAATCTATGGTGGCAAATACAAAGAAATCAACTTTGACGATTATGAGGAAACCATTGTAAAAGGTGAAACACCTTACAAGGCAAGATTAATCATTACATTAAAAAAAGAGGAGCTTTAAAAGCTCCCCTTTAACTTAACACGGCTTGTGGAGGCAAAATCTACAGAACAAAAACATAACTACATTTCTGTTTTAAGCTGAAGCCGTGCGAAGTCCAAATACTCGGCTGCGTAAAGTCCAAATAGACCACACATGGTGCTGATATTAAAGTTGTATCGCATGATAGTTCATTATCTTGTGTACCGTTCTTTGTCTGTTTGAATCACGTTTTGATGACAGTTCAAGATACTGAAGTTCAGGCGGTGCCGGAATTTCGTATTCCTTTTTCAAACCGTAACCGCCTGGAGCTAAATTTGCATCAACGATTATGCTTTTGCAAGGAACGTGTTTTGCCGTTGCGTTTATCGGATCAATGCGAATTCTTCCCATCATGTTATATGATGGCTCATGGATGTGACCGCTTATAAACACATCAGCATTATCATAACCGCCAATATACTTGCGATGTTTGTTCCGTGTGCTTCCATGCGTTGTTACCACGATAAATGAATTCTGCTGCTTACCGCCTTTCAACGAGCCGAACAAAAGTTTCAGTATTGCCACGTTCTCACGGTAAACTTCTTCTATCCCCCACCGCACACAAAGGTCATACAAAGGGCAAGTTCCAACTTCCCTTGTTATGCGTTCTTCATGGTTGCCAGGTACAGCGGAAACAATCTTGTCTTTTATCGGCAGAAACAGATTATATATATACTCAATCTGTTGTCTTGGTTGCATGGTTGCATGGTACACATTCGTTTTGGAGTTTTTCAAGCCGAAGTCACCAAGATCACCGCAAAGTGCTACAACACCCTGCGGATCATTTGCAATGATGTCAATTTTCTTCTTGATGGCCTTTTCGTTGAAGTTTTCCGCACCAACATGAACATCCCCAATGGCATAGAGCCGAAGTGTAGTCCAATCGTGAGGATATTGTTTTACAATCAGTTCAAGGTCATTTCTCATTTTTAACAGGCTTTTTTATTATTTCTTGGTACAGCTTATCACCTGTGGAATTCAGACCGACAGACTTGTAGCCGTCATAAAGACAATTAAGATTTTCAACTTCGTCTTCCGTCAGTGTGTCTGCATCAAGTAAATATCTGCAATACCTGAAGAACGCATCATGAGCAAGTGCCTTGACCGCTTTGTCATAGCCTTTGGATTTCTTGTACAGGCCTTTTACCCATACGCAAATGCCTGCGAAAATCGCTGCGCCACAAGCACTTAAGATTGAATTGATAATGATTGTAGTTGCTTCTGTCATTTTAATCACCTTTTAGTAAACGATTGAAAGGTCAACCCTTCCTGGGATTCCGTCAACCTTACCGCTGGAAGTGTATTGCCACATGACCTTCTTTCCTTTGTAAGTACAGGAAGAAGCATATTGTGCAACCCAAACAGGATGTTTAGGAGCTGTCAAGTTTGTATTTAATGTTGATGTGTTCGCATATATGCAAGGCTGATAACCGTGAGCCTTTACAACATCACAGAATGCGTTTGCAATATCAGATGCCTTCTTGCCTATCTTGCTGTTTAGTCTGCCACCATATTCAAAGTCACAGACCACATAGAATGTTGGTGTGA